GAGTAGCTACCGTATTAAGGCAGAACGATAGGTTCTTTATTAGAATGGATAAGATAGAACAACGTCTAGATGATGTAGAGTCACAATCCAATGTTAATTCTAATACAGGACGATTCATAGAGAGGTTTATGTGGATTGTCGTAGCCGCAGGAATAGGATTATTAGTATATTTTTTACGCACATAGGAGGTATTTATGGCGGATCCAATAACAAGTTCAGTAATAGGTATAGCTGACAAAGTCTTAGGTAAGTTTGTTGCAGACAAAAACTTAAAGATGAAACTTGAGCATGAACTCAAGACACAATTACAAACAGCTAATCTTTCACAGATTGAAGTAAATAAAATAGAAGCAGCTAGTAAAAACTGGTTTGTTGCTGGTTGGCGTCCGTCTGTAGGTTGGGGTTGCTCAGTTGCAATGATGGTACATTTTATTATCTTACCTGTAGGTGAGTGGATTGCTGCACTAGCTGGTGTACAAGTAGATATGCCAGAGTTCGATTTTACTCAATTATCTACCATACTTATGGCTATGCTTGGTATGGCAGGGCTTAGAACTTTTGAGAAACAAAAGAAAGTAGCCAGAGGGGATGACTAATATATGGCGTACTTTAAGTTAGTAAATTTTAACGGTATTGCACCACAAGTCTCCCCTAGATTACTAGGTGAAGGCTTAGGGCAAACGGCAAATAACACAGATCTAGATCGTGGTGTATTGACGCCGATTACTAGCAATAGCACAGTAGCTACACTAAATGCACAAGCTAGAGCTGGTTTGTATAGGTATGATTTTGGTGGTCAAACTTATAATTTAGAATTTACTAATGCTGTAAATGTACAACCGGGACCTATTGCAGATGACGCTTTTGACCGTTTGTATTGGACTGGAGCTGGGTTTCCACAAATGGGTAGTTCTACACAACTACTTGCTTCTGGTTCTGGTGCATACCCAAGAAGTTTTTTTAGATTGGGTATACCTGCACCAACTAGTGCTGCAAGTACAAGTATAACTTCTGGTAGTGATAATGGTACGCAAACGCAGTACAGCACATCCTATGTATATACTTTTGTATCTGCATTTGGTGAAGAGGGCCCACCCTCGCCCGCATCTACGGTATTAACAAAAGTAGATGGGCAAACTGTAACTATTTCTGGTATGGATACTTCTACTTCCAAAAGTAATACTAACTTAACCAATAAACGTATCTACCGTTCTAATACTGGTTCTAACACCACGAATTTTCAATTTGTAAAAGAAGTATCTTTGGCTACCGCAAGTACAACTGACAATCTAAACAATGATGCTTTGGCTGAGATAATACCTTCTACTTATTGGATTGCACCGCCTGATGAAAACAGTTCTTTATACCCTAACGGTCAAATGTTAGGTTTAACTGCTATGGCAAATGGTATTTTTGCTGGGTTTAGTGGTAAAAGAATTTGTTTTTCAGAACCATTTTTACCACATGCTTGGCCAGTAGCCTATCGTATAACACTCGAAGAAGAGATAGTTAGTATTGCTATGGCGGGGCAAGTACTATTTATTGCTACTAAAGGTACACCATACATAGCCGCAGGTACAGACCCACAATCTATGAGCGTGGTACGTATGGAAGCAGCACAAGCCTGTTTAAATAAAGAGTCACTTGTAGATATGGGTGACTTAGCTATTTATGCTTCTCCTGATGGCTTAGTAGGTGCTTCGGGCAGCGATATTGCAATATTAACTCAAGGGTTGATAACTCCTAAACAATGGCAGGCTCAGTTCTACCCCTCTACAATTAAAGGTTTTTTATGGCAAGGTAAGTATGTAGGGCAATATTATACGGGTTCTGCCTATGGTGCTTTTATGTTTGACCCACGTGGCGGTAAAAACGCTTTTACTACTATTAGTTCATTAGCAACAGGACATGCACAGGGTGGTTTTACTGACCCTGATGATAATGAGCTATACCTCATTGATTATGATTCTGGTGGTGGTAATGCTCAAGTAGAACTTTTTCAAGGTAGTACTACTAATACTACACAAACATTTAAAACTTCACAGTTTGTCTTACCTAAACCTACTAGTATGAACTTTGTAAAAGTAGAAGCCGAAGCATACTCTGGTTCTGGTATTACAGTAAAAGTATTTGGTGATGGTACAGAAATATTTGACGCTACAATTACAGCCTCTGGATCCGTGTTTAGTGCAGCAGGTTCTGCTCCTACCTCTTTTAGTGCAACAACAATTATGGAACCAATTTTAAGATTACCTACTGGGGTGCATAAAGTATATGAAGTAGAAGTATCAGGTGCGCATACTATAAATGAAGTATGTATTGGAGAGTCAATAGATGAACTAAGGGCTATCTAATGGCTACTGGTAAAACTAAACTACCCTCGATACCACCTATTCCGTCTAATACTGACCCACAGTTAAAAACGTATTTAAGTGCTATTGACGAAGCATTAAAGGTACGTTTAGGCACACTTGGAGACCCGAAGGATAGAGCTATAACAGTACGAGAGCTTATTGATTCCGGACTAGCAGAAAATTTTAAAGAGAACCCTTTTGATCCAAATGCGGGCACACCAGAAAATACTTTTATACCTACAGAAAGAGTTGATGTCACAATACCACCAGATGTTACTGGATTTTCAGGCGCTGGTGCGTTTCAAAAAATTATTCTTTCTTGGGATTTAGCACAATTTGGTAATTTTGCTTTTACTGAAGTATGGCGTCATACAAGTAATAACATCGGTAGTGCTACTCGTATTGATACTACTCGAGCTCAAGTGTATGCAGATACCGTAGATGTAGATTCAGATTTTTATTATTGGGTTAGGCATGTATCTACTTCTAATATTCTTGGTCAGTTTACTAATGGTATTAATGTAACTACTTCTAAAATTTCAAATTCAAATGTTACTGACTTTATTACTACTGGTGCTTTGACTGCAGCACAAATAGCTACCGGTACTATTACTGCAGCTTCTGGTGTTATTGCTGACGCAGCTATAACTAATGCCAAAATAGCTAATGCTGCAATAACTGACGCAAAAGTAAGTACTTTAAGTGCAGCAAAAATTACTACAGGTGAGTTAGACGTAGATAGAATACAAAGTGGTTCTTTAGTAGTTTTTGACAAAGCTACAGGTAATAGTTTAGGTGCAATAGGTTCTGACATTTCAACCTCAGTGGGTAATTCAAGTTCTGCAATGACAGGGGTTTCTTATGGCGTGAGTTTTAATCAAAGTTTAATGTTTGATGCAACTTTTGGTGCAGCCACACCTTTTCATAGAGACGGTACATCTACTTATAACTCTGGTAGTCTTCCTAATACTTTGACTGAACTTGCGTCGGTTACAGTACTTGTACCCACTTCTAGTATTGTGTTAAATGCAAGGATGACAGGAAGATTTTTTGGTGCAGATGGGAACCACGCCTCTTGTGCAATTGTAGGTGGTGTTGCAGAACATTCTGCTTCTAATAATGCTCCTGCTGTAACGGATTCTTCGTATGGACAATTTTTTAATCATTATAAACAAGTCAACACAAGGGGTGTTGCTGTTGCTAATAAAAACCTATCCTTTGCAAAAAGTACAACATCAGGTAAATATTACACTTTTAAAGTTTTTTGTTTCATGCACGATGTTTTTGTTTATGGTACAAGTAGTCCTGGTGGAAGTGCGGAAGCTGATATTTTAGTAGTAGCGTTATTTAAATAGATATGGAAATTTTAATTACTTACAATTCTAATGGAGAAATTATAACAAGCGATGTTGTGGATGAAGCAACAAAAATAGAGGTACAAAGAGAGGCCTCTGCTAATGGTGATCACACTTTAGTGCATGATATAAGTCCACGTCCTTTTGACAAAGTAATTGATGGCAAGGTAGTTAATGTGCCACCTGCGATACCAACACGTCCCACTCTTGATATGTTAAGAGAAGAAAGAGATAGACTTTTGTTAGAATCCGATTATACACAAATGCCTGATTCGCCTTTGTCAGATAGCAAGAAAGCAGAATGGGCTACTTATAGAACACAATTAAGAAACTTACCAAGTAACTATGATAATGATGATGATATTACTAATGTTACTTGGCCCACTAAACCAGAATGATTTTGTACACAGAAGAACAATTAGAAATAGCGTATACTGAGTATCGGAAACTGCATATGAGAAACAATGTGCCGTTTCTTAAAAAAGAAGATTTTAGGGTGTTATTTGAATATCTTATGGAGAATACTACATTAGAATATGTATGATATGACTATGTTTGAGATTACGTTAAACGATTTTTATATTGAATTTATAGGGTTTGTACTAACCCTGTTAGTAGGTTTAGCTGTAAAAGATTGGGCGGTAGGCTTTGTGAAAGGCGCTACTTTCCGTTTGACGTCGTCATTTAAAGAAGGTGATAAGGTAATTTTAGATGGTGATACCGCACTTATTATAAAAGTAGGGTTTTCACAAACAGTATTTGGGGTGTACAACGATGACGGTTACACGTGGCGTTATATATCAAACCAAAAAATTGATGCATTAAAGCTAGAAAAGATTGTAGACTCAGAGTTACATGCTGATACAGCTGAGGAGAAAGCACAAAAATTAAGGTCTTTTTTGAAAGACGATAATAATGAGGTAAAATAAGCTATGGCTACTAGAAAAATGAAAGAAATGGGTCCGGGTATGGCAGGCACAACACCAGTGAATGAGCGCAGATTAGTGCCTCAAGGAACTGCAAACAGTGCTAATGATCCAACTCCTGAGCCTACAATGGACATAAATAAGCTAGCTGAGATGTTGAAAAATGCCCAGAACTAGAAAAAAGACTTCTATGAGAGTCAAAAAACAAAAGTTGACTAAACGTCAAGAAGGAGCTATGAAGCGTCATTCTAAACATCATACGGCAAAACATATGAAGTATATGAAACGTAGAATACTTATGGGTGATACATTTAGACAAGCGCACAAGAAGGCGCAAAAACAGGTAGGTGCATAATGCCAGCAAAGAAAAGAAAGACAACTAAAAAGAAAAGTGGTGCTAAGCCAACTAACCCAGCGTTATACGCTAGAGTAAAAGCTGAAGCTAAACGTAAATTTAAAGTATATCCTAGTGCTTATGCTAACGGTTGGTTAGTTCGTACGTACAAGAAACGTGGTGGTGGTTACAGGTAATGGCTAACACGAAACCCAAAGGAGGCTTAACAGCTTGGTTTGGTAAAGGTAAGAAAGGCGATTGGGTGGATATTGGTGCACCTAAGAAGAAGGGTAAATACCAAGCTTGCGGGCGTAAGTCAGCAAAGGGTAGTAAACGAAAGTACCCGAAATGCGTACCACGGTCTAAGGCCCGTAGTATGACAGCTGCTCAAAGGCGTAGTGCGGTAGCACGTAAACGTAGAGCAGGTAACCCGGGTGGTAAACCCACAAATGTAAAAACTATAGTAAAAAGGAAAAGACGTGCCACAAAGAAGAAGAAGTAAAATGCCTGCTAGGAACAAGAAGAACTTCCGTTCTACGAAGTCTGGTGCAGGTATGACTCGTGCAGGTGTGAAAGCCTACAGACGTATGAATCCTGGCTCTAAGTTAAAAACTGCTGTTACTGGTAAAGTAAAGAAAGGTAGTAAGGCTGCAAAAAGACGTAAATCATTTTGTGCACGTTCAGCAGGACAAATGAAGAAGTTTCCAAAAGCTGCAAAGAACCCTAACTCTAGGTTAAGACAAGCACGTAGACGTTGGAAATGTTAATGTATTACAAACACATGGATCTAGATCCTGTATTTGTGTAAAATAAAAATATGATAAATAAACCTTTAAATCACAAAGAACCACACACTTATAAAGACATTTGTAGTAAGAAGTATTCTACAGTTCCGAATCACGACGGTTCTGTACCTGGTGAAAAACAATCTATATTTGTTGACACCAAATCACATCGTAAATTTAAAAACACTAAAGCGGAGTATTAATATGGGCTATGGAACAGGCAGCTACCCTAGAAAGGGTAAAAAGAAAAAAGGCATGACTAAAACAGCCAAGCCTATGAAGATGAAAAAAAGAAAAAGATACTAAGCTTTTCTACCGTTCTTATCTCTTTTAAAAGATCTATTTTGGCTGGAATGTTGAACTACTAAGTTTGATGGATGGCTATTTCTTGGATTACCATCTTTATGGTGTATATCAAAACCACTACCTTTTGTAACACGCCCATCTTTTAAAGCTCGTCTACGCACTTTATTACGCATTGCACGCCTTTCTTTTTGTTCTTTAGTGCCTTGATAATTAGCGTACTCTTGTTTGTAATCTCTTGCCATATTAGTATTGAGTTTTAGGATCGTCTTTAGTAGGTCGGATTGTTACAGCTTTGGGTATAGGTCGGTTATTACCACGAAGTTGTTTTATTTGATATCCCGCTGCAGCATTACGTAGATTAATAAGTTTTCTTACTAGTTCATCGGCATTAAACCAAAAAGTTGAATCGGCTTCAAAGTCATAACGTCCACAACCTTTACACCTTTTGTCACCAAATTGGCGTACTGTACACCACCCAATGCAGGGTGAGTCAGCTAAGCTATTACACTCTCCACGTAGAGCAGAGAGATTTTTACCACTCATAAACGTTATTTTACACATAAATTCTCTAATTTGGCTACAAATTCTGAGATATTTATAGCATCTCTCATGAACTGCGATTTAGTAATATTGTTTACATTATCAAAATCTTGAGTAACAAAGACTAAATTACCTACCCCGAGTGCTGCATAGCATGGCACACCCTCTTCTTTACGATTACTGAGCCAAGCACACTGTTGTGGTGTTAAATTAAAACAAATGGATGTTCCGTCTTTTTTAGGTAGTTGTTTTTTATATTTATACTCTACAAAACAAAGACCGGCATTGCCTGAATAGAAACAGTCTGGCACACCACCATGATATGCATCATTAATTTTCCATTTGTAGATAGTGGGGGGAAGTTTTTTGTGTATTTTATTTATGAAGTGGCGTTCTTGCATACATTACATCGGATCGTGGCCGGATGTAATGTATTGTAACACATACGACGACGCATCTTGTCGCCGTATGTGCATCACTTTTAGGAGTCGGTTGGACCTAAATTAAGTTTTGTGTATACCTCCTTGGCATACTCGTAATCTTCTTCAGTTACCCAACCTTGGTTTTCTGCATTTAAGTTGTAAAACTTTTGTGCAGCTCTGTTTTGTGTTTGTAGAGAGCTTAGCTTCCACAAAGCACTGAATCTATCGCCTCCTAGCTGTCCAATCTGAGTGTTCCACTCTCGTGAAACTCTTAGTTTAGATGAGGCAAAGTCCATAAGAAAAGGAGTTTTAAGTAACTCACCTGTTTCTGGGTCTTTACGAAGTAATAGATGTGATTGAGTTTGAATGATCTCATGATCTTCAGCTTTCAATCCTTCTTTTGCAAGATGGTCGAGGGCTGCTGATTGACTACCATAGGTACCAATTAGTCCACCACCGCTCTCACGTTTTCTCCAAAGAACAAAGTCTTCTTTAAAATGTACGTTAATAACGTATAGCTCCGTGCCATAGTTTTCGTTAGTAACACTATTTATAAAGTCTCCCGGTTTAGCGCCGTCAATGTACGCGTCATGGTTAGGATCCACTTCGCTGTTCATTTGTTGGAGTAACTTTACTCTTGGGGTTTGTAAATGCTCAGCAGTGATATTTTCATTACCAAGCCCTGATGCCTCTTTGACGTGCGCTGGCACTTTATTAGAGACTAGTGATATAGCTGTTTCGCTCATTGTT